TACTGATAATCATATAGCAAAAGGTATTGAAAAAGTAGCCGCTAAGTTTTACGTTAAAAATGGCAGAAGAGAATTAGGATACTTTGCACAAGACTTGCAAGAAATATTGCCAAGTGCAGTTGGAGAAGGTACAGATGGGTTCTTAACTTTATCTTACTCTCAAGTTCATACTGCTAAAATAGCATTAATAGAAGACGAAGTAACTATTCTTAAAAATAGAGTAAACGATTTAGAAAGTAAACTATTAAAATACGAAGCATAATGCCTTGGGTAAGTTTAGCAAATAATCAAGCAGTCAGTTATCTTAATCTATGGGACGCTTCAGAGAATACACATTTATTCGCTTGGAGATACCCTGTGCCTACTACTTTTGAATGTGTTACAAAAAATGATGTTAACTATTATCTTTTTATTGATGATTCAGTACCGTCTTTTGCATCAAAAGCATCTAATGAGCTTATAGTAAAAGAGGATTTACAACAAGCATCAGGTGTTTTTTATAGTACAGATACAGGTGTGTTTCCTTTGAGTGGAACAGGTGTATCTGCGACAGGTAGAATATTTAATGGTACATCTTCTACAATATATCTTTTTGCTCTTTTTAATAGTGGTGGTTTAAATAGTGGTACAGTAAATAATGATTCATTTACTATTGTACCATTTGCACCAAGAGTGGTAATAGGTACAATTACTAACTTTAATCAAGGTATTATTAGTGATGGACTTTCTATTCCACCTAATACTTCTTATGATATAACATTAAATAAAAATGACGGATTGTTATCAGGTACTACATTACGATTAGCTTTTTCTTATAATCCAAGTGGATTACCTACATTTAACGTAACTTTTTAAAATAAAATAAAATGAAAACAATTGAACCTGTGGTATTTCCATTAAATTTAGGAACGGCAACAATCCTTAACGCTTATTGTATTAATGATAATCTAAGCACATCAGCTACTTTTTATTATGCACTTTTAAGTGACACTCAAAGTCAATTACAACAAGGTAATTTAATAATGATAGGCGAAGATTACGTTGGTTGGGTAACTAATGAGTATGCTTACAATTGGGTAGCTACTCAAATTGATGTTACAATCACAGGTGATTATGTACCTCCTGTACCTCCGGAGCCTACACCTGAATCAACACCTGAGCCTGAACCAATCGTTGAAGAAACTATTTCTTAGTTCAATATTTATTCATTACTTTTACATTAGCGTACCTTAGGTACGTTAATATTAAAATCAAATCAAATGGAAAACAAAAAAAAGTACAAAGACCTAAACATTTTAGTGGCTTCTATTAATGCCGTTATTGGCAAACAGGAGACAAAAGTTCAAAAGAAACTATTTAAGTTGTATGAAAAAATAAAACCTTTTCACGAAGAATACAATAAGCAACGTGAAGAATTACGTTTGGATAATGCCGCAACTGATGACAAAGGTGTTCTAATAACAGACGATAAAGGCGATTATAAGTTTAATAAAGAAGGTGTTAAAAAGCTAAGTAAGGATATTGATACTTTAAATGAAAAGGAGTTTGAGTTTAAACCTATTGAGGTAATTAATACTCAAGGATTAGAAGATTTACATTTCCTTGAAGAGTGGACAAGTGGTATTACATTTAATGAAAAAGAAGCCGAGGAGGAATTATAATGGACATTCGTAAAATATCAATAGGGCCTGACTACAAAGGTGGTGCTATGCATTATATTGTAGGGCAGAAAATCCTTAATGATAGTAACGAGATTCATCTAATTAGGATTAATCCTGAGAAAGAATCTATTCAGATTTACATTATAAACGAGAAGGCAGAGGTAGTGCTTTGGAAAGAGTTTACCTCTGCCATCCCCGTATCCATTGAATATAACATCAACATCTAATGAGGTCGCCATTCTATTTCATAGCCAAGCCGGTTAATGGGAAGCGATACGATAATACAAAAGAGATAGGAGGGATTGACTTTATTGTCAGCACTTCTGAGGAAGACCACAAGTTTTCCAACCGATTTGCAGAAGTCGTTGAACTGCCATTGGGGTATAAAGGACCAATTGAGCCCGGAAACATACTACTTGTGCATCATAATGTATTTAAGTTCTATAACGATATGCGTGGTAGACAAAAAAGCGGTAAGTCATTTTTTAAAGATGACCTATTCTTTATTGAAACCGAGCAATTTTTTATGTATAAAAAAGGTTCCACGTGGAACGCTTATGATAGGTTTTGCTTTGTCAAGCCTATGGGCGTTACTGAAAGCTATATCAAAAAGCCATTCTCAGAAGAGCCTCTAATGGGTATAATGAAATACCCTAACGAGTATTTACTTGAACGTGGCATAAAGGAAGGAGATATGATATGCTTCAGTCCTGATAGCGAGTATGAGTTTACGGTAGATAATGAAAAATTATATAGAATGTATGACCACCAAATAACAATGAAGTTATGAGCAGTGATACAAAAGCAATAAAATTAAGAATTATAGAGGCAGGATATAAAGCTGTTAATCATCTTGTTAAGGTAGCAGAGGAAGACATTATCAATACCGAATCGGATAATGGTGACGTATCTGCAGACAAGATGAAGAATGCAGCAGCAGCTAAGAAGTTAGCTATATTTGATGCCTTTGAGATATTAAGTAGAATAGAAGCGGAGAAAGAAAATCTTGACTCCGCAGACAGAGGAATAAGTAAAACAGATACAAAACAAGGATTTGCAGAAAGAAGGTCAAAACAATAGTTTGTGCCGTGTACTTGTAGATTACATACCGGCAGCCGTCATATCTAATAAGAATAGAGTGAGGTCGTGGCTATATGGATACAACGACCAATATGACGTTGTTGTTATTTCAAAAACAGGACAAATAGGGGATATAATAGAAATAGAAGGATTGCGTATAGCACTTCCTTTAACTCCTGATAAGTGTCTTCAAAGACACTCCACTAAGGCTGAACAGTATTGGGAGCGTCAAGATTTACCCAAAGAGTTAGCTAAAATACAATCCATATTTCAATGGAATCAAAAGCCAAAAGAGTTTAAAGATAGATGGGTGGACTATATCGAGAAAGAGTTTGACTACCGTGAGCAAGGCTTTTGGTTTATGAATAACGGAGTCAAAACTTATATCACAGGCTCTCACTATATGTACTTACAATGGTCGAGTATTGACGTGGGCTATCCTGACTTTCGTGAGGCTAACAGAATCTATTGGATATTTTGGGAGGCTTGTCGTGCTGACCCAAGGTCTTTTGGAATGGTCTATCTTAAGATTAGACGTTCAGGATTCTCATTTATGTCATCATCAGAGTGTGTGAACATAGGTACTCTTGCACGTGACGCACGTATAGGTATCTTGTCTAAGACGGGTGCTGATGCTAAAAAAATGTTCACCGATAAGGTTGTGCCTATTAATAGTAGGCTTCCATTCTTTTTCAAGCCTATTATGGACGGTATGGACAAGCCAAAGACTGAGTTGGCTTTTAGAGTTCCTGCTGCAAAGATTACTAAGAAAAATATGTACGAGTCTGATGATAATGAGATTGACGGACTTGATACCACAATAGATTGGAAGAACACAGATGACAACTCTTATGATGGAGAGAAACTATTATTCTTAGCGCACGATGAGAGTGGTAAGTGGACTAACCCTGTAAACATCAAGGAGAATTGGCGTGTAACCAAAACTTGTTTGAGATTAGGTAGCAAGATTATAGGCAAATGTATGATGGGCTCTACCTCAAATGCCTTGTCACGAGGAGGGCAAAACTTTAAAGATATTTACGAGCAGTCTAATGTAAAGAACAGAAATGCCAACGGACAGACTAAAAGTGGCCTATATGCCATATTTATCCCTATGGAATGGAATATGGAAGGATTCATCGATAGATATGGTCATCCTGTGTTCCGTAAGCCTGAAGAGGCTGTAATGGGCGTAGATGGCAATTGGATTAAAAACGGAGCTATTGATTATTGGGAAGCTGAGGTTGACTCTTTAAAGAGTGACGCTGATGCACTGAACGAGTTCTATCGTCAGTTCCCACGTACAGAGTCTCACGCATTTAGAGATGAGAGCAAGCAGTCACTATTTAATTTAACTAAGTTATATCAGCAGATTGATTACAATGACTCAATGATTAAAGAGCATTATCTAACTCGTGGGTCATTCTCTTGGAGAGATGGCATAAGAGATACTGAGGTAATATGGACACCTGATACACGTGGTAGATTTCTTATTAGTTGGGCACCACCAAAACATATGCAAAACAATGTGCACATACGCAACGGAGTTAAATATCCCGGAAACGAGCACCTTGGTTCATTTGGTTGTGACTCGTATGATATATCAGCCGTAGTAGGTGGACGTGGTTCTAATGGTGCATTGCACGGTATGACTAAGTTTCATATGGACGATGCGCCTGTTAATGAGTTTTTCTTGGAGTATGTTGCTCGTCCACAGACGGCAGAGATATTCTTTGAAGAGGTCTTGATGGCTTGTATATTCTACGGAATGCCTATCTTAGTGGAGAATAATAAACCAAGGCTTTTATACCACATTAAAAATAGAGGATATAGAGGCTTTTCTATTAATAGACCTGATAAGCAGATGGCTAAATTAACTAAGACTGAGCGTGAGTTAGGAGGTATTCCGAACTCATCAGAAGATGTTAAGCAAGCGCACGCTTCTGCCATTGAGTCGTATATAGAAAAGTTTGTTGGGTTAGATTTAGAAGGGAAATATAGAGACCCTGAGGAGATGGGGACAATGCCATTCACAAGAACACTTGAGGATTGGGCAAAGTTTGACATCAACGACAGAACAAAGTTTGACGCTTCTATTAGCTCGGGTTTATGTATAATGGCCAATCAGAAGCATTTGTATGTGCCTGAGAAAAAAGAATCGAAATTAATTATTAACTTCGCTAAATATAGCAATGAAGGAAAAACAAGTCAATTGATTAGATGAAAAATGTAGCAATCGAAATAAATAGTGTGTCCTTTCCAAGTCAGTTAGCTACTGACGCAGAAAAGGCATCTGACACATTTGGTTTACAAGTGGGTCAGGCCATCCAATATGAATGGTTTCGTAAAGATGGAAACGCCTGTAGATACTATAGCCAATGGAGAGATTTCCGCAGATTACGATTGTATGCACGTGGAGAACAGTCTATTGCAAAATATAAAAATGAAATTGCTATTGATGGTGATTTGTCTCATTTAAACTTAGATTGGACACCGGTTCCTATCCTTCCTAAATTCATTGACATTGTTGTAAATGGTATGTCTGATAGACTTTTTAAAGTTAAGACCTATGCACAAGATGCAATGTCTCAAGCTAAGAGAAGCAAGTATCAAGATATGATTGAGGCTCAGATGGTGTCAAAAGACATATTAAGCACTATCAAAGAGAAGACAGGCGTTGATACTTTTATGATGGACCCTGAGGAGCTTCCTGAAACTGACGAAGAATTATCATTATATATGCAGCTTAAGTATAAGCCTGCTATTGAGATTGCAGAAGAAGAAGCAATCAATACCATATTTGATGAGAATCACTATGACGATATTAGAAAAAGAATAGACTACGACATTGCTGTTGTAGGTATTGGCGTAGCTAAGCACGAGTTCTTATTAGGGACAGGTGTTGAGGTTTCATATGTTGACCCTGCTAATATTGTGTATAGCTATACTGAAGACCCATTCTTCAAAGATTGTTTCTATTGGGGAGAGATTAAGACGCTTCCTATTATGGAATTAATGAAGATTGACCAAAGTCTTACAAAAGAAGATTTACAAGAGATAACTCAATATAGCCAAGCGTGGTATGATTATTACAACGTAGCTCAGTTCTATGAGAATAGCTTATTCAATAAAGACACTTGTACTTTAATGTACTTTAACTATAAAACATCTAAGAAGGTGGTTTATAAGAAGAAGAGACTTGAAGGCGGTGGCTCTCGTGTTATTGAGAAAGATGAGACTTTTAACCCTCCTGTTGAAATGATGGAGGAAGGCAACTTTGAGAAAATAGAAAAGACTATTGATGTTTGGTATGAAGGTATTATGGTAATGGGTACCAATATTTTATTGCAGTGGAAGATGTCTGAGAATATGGTTCGTCCTAAGTCAGCTTCTCAGCACGCTTTGCCAAACTACGTTGCTTGTGCACCTCGTATGTACAAGGGCGTTATTGAGTCATTATGTAGAAGAATGATACCATTTGCTGATTTGATTCAAATCACGCATTTGAAATTACAACAAGTTATTGCTCGTACTGTACCTGATGGTGTCTTCATCGATGCTGATGGATTGAACGAAATTGACTTAGGAACGGGTAATGCATACAATCCTGAGGATGCTTTAAGATTATACTTCCAAACGGGTAGTGTAATTGGTAGAAGTTATACTCAAGATGGTGAGTTTAATAATGCAAGAGTGCCTATTACTCAGCTTAATTCAAGCTCAGGTGCGGCTAAAACTCAAATGCTTATTACCAATATGAACCATTATATCGATATGATTAGGTCTGTGACCGGTCTTAACGAGGCAAGAGATGGTTCAAATCCTGACCCTAACTCATTGGTTGGGTTACAAAAATTGGCTGCATTAAATTCAAATACAGCGACAAGACATATCCTTGACGCTTCTTTGTACATTTATCGTTCATTAGCTGAGGCGTTAACCTATAGAGTAGGTGACATTCTTCAGTATTCTGACTTTAAAGAAGAGTTTGCTAATCAAATTGGAAAGTACAACGTATCTATCTTAAATGATATTAAGGACCTTTATATTTATGACTTTGGTATATTCATTGAGATTTCTCCTGATGAAGAGCAAAAAGCACAGCTTGAAGCTAATATTCAAATGGCATTATCTAAAGGTGACATTAACCTTGAGGATGCAATTGACATTCGTGAGATTCGCAATCTTAAGTTAGCTAATCAGTTATTAAAGATGAAGCGTATTAAGACTCAAGAGCAAAAAGAGAAAATGCAAATGCAACAGCAAGCAATGATTTCTCAGCAACAATTGAAGTCTCAAGAGTTGGCAGGACAGGTGGCAATGCAGAAAATTGAAATGGAGACAAGGTCTAAGATGCAAATTAAACAAGCTGAAGTTGCCTTTGAAATTCAAAGAACTGAAGCTGAAGCCAAATTAAAATCTCAGTTAATGAGAGAAGAGTTTGACTACAATATGCAACTTAAGGGTATTGAATCAAAAGAAATTACTGATAGAGATAAGATGAAAGAGGATTTAAAATCGCAAAGAATTAGTCAACAAAACACCGAGCAATCTAAGTTAATTAATCAAAGAAAGAACAATCTTCCTCCTATGAGCTTTGAATCAAACGAGGATAGCTTAGATGGATTTGACTTAGCGGAATTTGAACCTCGATAAAATGTCGAAATTTTTATCTATTTTTGTATAAATTAAATCAAATCAAATGGAATTAAAAGTTAGAGCGTTAGACGTAATTGAACCAAAGAGTGTTCAAGAAGTAGAACAACAATTACTTGAGAAGCACGAAGAGTCGTTAAATCAAGAAAACAACCAAGAAGAGGAGCTGCAAGAAAATAATGCTGAGCCACAAGTAAACGAGGTTGAATTAAAAGATGAAGATGTTCTTTCATATATTGGCAAAAGATACAATAAGCAGATTAATTCATTAGATGATTTAGTGGCTGAGCGTAAAGAAGCTGAGCAACTACCCGAAGATGTAGCTGCTTTTATGAAATATAAAAAGGAGACAGGCCGTGGTTTTGAAGACTTTGTTAAATTATCAAAGGACTTTGAAGCAATGGACCCTGACCAACTTCTTAAAGAATACCTTGCTTCCACACAGGAAGGTCTTGATAGTGATGACATTGAGACGTTAATGGATGAGTATAAGTTTGACGTAGAGTTAGACGATGAGTCAACCGTTAAAAAGGCAAAAATCGCAAAGAAGAAAGTTCTTGCTGAAGCCAAGAAATACTTCAATTCTCAAAAGGAACAATATAAAATGCCGCTTGAGTCAAGAATGGGATTTGTTCCGGATGCAGAAAAAGAAGTGTACGAAAGCTATAAGCAATATACCCAACAGGCAAAGACCATAGAAGAGGAGAACAATCGTAAGCGTCAATGGTTTGACCAAAAGACGAACGAAGTTTTTAACGGAGAGTTCAAAGGTTTTGAGTTCAGTGTTAATGACAAGAAGTTCACGTTTGCTCCGGGAGACGCCAATGAGTTGAAAAAGAACCAAGCAACTCCACAAAACTTTATAAATAAGTTTTTGGATGACCAAGGTTTAATGAAAGACGCATCAGGTTATCATAGGTCTTTGGCAATAGCAATGCATCCCGAAAAGTTTGCTAAGTACTTCTACGAACAAGGATTAGCTGACGCCACAGATGATGTTACTCGTAAAATCAAGAACATCAATATGTCTGAGCGTAAAGCTCCTGAAGTAGGAAAGGCTACAGATGGAATGCAGGTGAAAGCGATAAACCCTGATTCAGGACGAAACCTGAAAATTCGCAGCATAAAAAAAATATAAACATTAAAAATTAATTAAAATGGCAGGTTCATTATTAAGTAACCCTACCTTTGCGTTGCAGCCGAGTGCTGAGCAGGTAGCCTTACAAACTAACTACATTACCAACTTTAATTTCTTGAATCAGTATCTTCCTGATACTTATGAGAAGGAATTTGAGCGTTATGGTAACAGAACAATTGCATCTTTCTTACGTATGGTAGGAGCAGAGATGCCGTCTAATTCAGACCAAGTTAAATGGGCAGAACAAGGACGTTTACACATTAAGTACACTAATATTACTTCAGCAGCAGCAGCAGGTGCGGCAACCGCAACTTTCACTGTAGCTGATAGTGGTGTAACTTACATCGCTATCCGTGTTGGACAAACAGTTATGATTCAGAACAATGCATCAGGTGTTTTCAACAAGGCTATCGTAACAGCAGTTCCTTCAGCAACTACTTTCACAGTAGCTTACTACGAGACTGCAGGTCAAGCATTTGCAGTTTCTACTCAATGTACTGTATTCATTTACGGTTCTGAGTTTAAGAAAGGAACTAACGGAATGATTGGTTCTTTAGAATCTGAAGATGATATCTACTCTAACAACCCTATTATCATCAAAGATAAGTATGCGGTTAATGGTTCAGATATGGCTCAGATTGGATGGGTTGAAGTTACTACTGAGAACGGTGCTACAGGTTACTTGTGGTATTTGAAATCAGAGCACGAGACTCGTTTACGTTTTGAAGATTACTTAGAGACTTCAATGATTGAAGCAGTTCCTGCTGCAGCATCTTCAGGTGCGGCAACTGCAGGTTACATTGGTTCTGAGGGTATCTTCTACGTAGTAAACAGCCGTGGTAACGTATGGGGTGGTGGTACTCCAACAACTTTATCTGATTGGGATTCTATCGTTTCTCGTTTAGATAAGCAAGGTGCTATCGAAGAGAACGTAGTATTCGTAAATCGTGGATTAAGTTTCGATATTGACAATATGTTAGCTACATTGAACGGCTACACTTCAGGTGGTGTTGCTCAGTCAGCTTCATTCGGTCTTTTCGATAACGATGTTGATATGGCGTTAAACTTAGGTTTCACAGGATTCCGTAGAGGTTATGACTTCTACAAGTCTGATTGGAAATACTTAAATGACCCAACTATGCGTGGTGGTTTAAACACTACAGCAGGTACTGCAACAGGTACTATCACAGGTTTGATGGTTCCTGCAGGTTCTACTTCAGTGTACGACCAAATTATGGGTAAGAACGCTAAGCGTCCTTTCTTACACGTAAGATACCGTGCTTCTGAAGCAGAAGATAGAAGATACAAGACTTGGATTACAGGTTCTGCCGGTGGTGCTGCCACAAGCGACTTGGATGCAATGGAGGTAAACTTCTTGTCTGAGCGTTGCGTATGTACTTTGGGTGCAAACAACTTCGTATTGTTCCGTTATGGATAATAGGTAGTAAATATACCGGGAGGGTGTCTTCAAAGACACTCTCCCTTTTTTAAATCTAATTAAATTAAATACAAAATGGCAAAAGGTACAACACCTGTAGATAAGGTCTACAAGTTGAAAATAGGAAATCCGCTATCATATACGTTAGCATCAAGAAACCACCCTCGATTCCCACTAATGTGGTTTGACGAGAAGAACAATGTCAATCGTGCATTGAGGTATTCAACAAATCAACAGTCCCCATTTGAGGATGAACAAGATGGAAATGCAATTATAGAGCCAATCATCTTTGAAGATGGCTTCTTAAGAGTTCCAAAAAACAACCCTGTATTACAGCAATTCTTACATTACCATCCATTAAATGGTACCATATTTGCTGAAGTAGATAAAGAAAAAGACGCTGCTGCTGAGGTAGAAGACTTAAATTTAGAAGTTGAGGCTCTAATTGAAGCTCGTCAGTTATCACTTGACCAAATTGAAACCCTTACAAGAGTAATGTTTGGAAAAGACCCATCTACCGTGTCTACTGCTGAGTTAAAGCGTGACATATTGGTATTTGCTAAAAGAGACCCTAAAGAGTTCTTAAATATATTAAATGACCCTGAATTA